GGCGAGCTTCTTCGTCTTCGACGAGTTTCGGGAGATCCACCCCGATATTTACAACGCTGCGCAGGGCAGGATCGGCCGCTACCCCGACAAAATGATGAACGGCGTNGGGTGCCAGACTGATGATGGCGAGTCGAACATGCACCTGTGGGGGATGACAAACCCGCCGGATATGGACACTTTTTGGGAAACACTACTCACAGAACCCCCCGATAACGTCCATGTAACCATACAGCCCAGCGGACTGGCACCCGAAGCCGACTGGACGAAGTTCCTGCCGGACGATTATTACGACAATTTGGCCCACGGGAAGACTGAAGATTGGGTCGACGTCTACATCCACGCTAAATTTGGCAAATCTTTGAGTGGCCAGCCGGTGTTTCCGTCGTTCGACAGGTCTGTGCACGCCTCGAAGGAGGAGCTGACGCCGATGTTCACCGATAGCCCTCTGATAATCGGGGTAGATGCGGGACTTACACCGGCCGCTGTGATCGGAAATGTGGCCTACGACGGGCGTCTCGTCGTCTATGACAGCCTAATATCGGACGGAATGGGGGCGCTACGCTTCGTGAGAGAGCGCCTGAAGCCCCTGTTGTCAAATAAATACCCTGGACGTAGGGCAATCGTAATCATCGACCCAGCGGCCTTCCAGAGAGTCCAGACGGACGAGCGTACTGTGGCTGATATTTACAAAAATGAGGGTTTTGTCGTGAAACCCGCTCGAACGAACTCAATCGCAGCCCGTATAGCCGCTGTCGACAAGTACCTCACACGTATCGTGGACGGGAAGTACGGGTTCATGGCTTGCTCTGTCCACGCGCTTAATCTGGTGCAGGCGATGTCAGGTAAATACCGGTACAAAATTAACACGAAAGGGGCACGCGATGAAAAACCGGAAAAATCCCACCCTTGGTCGGATATTGCTGACGCGTTCCAGTACATGTGCCTGCACGCAGACGGCGGAGAGGTGTTTGGAGCGTCTTCGTTCGAGTCCGAGCGGCGCGAGGTTACCAAGGTGTCCGCAGGAGGCTGGACATAATCTGTTGACGTGTTAACACATAAATGCTACCTTTAGCGCGACGTCACAGGTGAGATTTAGAAAATATGGCGGCACTAATCCCAGTCGCCCGTTCCTCAGACCTTGAGGCAATGGCGCAGCGTGAATCTTCAGAGAAGCAAAACTCGCCTCTTATTCAGGGGCTGGCAGCGCACACACGTCGCCGCTGGGAAATGATGCGTGACCACTACCAAGACAGCCTAGAAGATCGCCTGGCAAAGTGCGTACGTGCACGTAACATGGAGTATGAGCCGTCTAAACTCGCCGAGATCAAAGAACAGGGCGGCTCGGAAATCTTCATGGGTATCGTGTCCACGAAGTGCCGGACAGCGACGGCTTGGCTGCGAGACACGTTGTTGGGGAACGGGGCAGATAAACCCTGGTCGCTCTCTGCCACGCCAATCCCTGAAGTCCCGCCGGATGTTGCAATGGGTATGCAGAATATCATGCAGCAGAACCTGATGCAGTACTACGCAGGGGGCGGCGAACCCCCCGACCCTACCGAGTTAAAACAGCTTGCAAGTGGCATGAAAGACACAGCCATGCGGGCGATGAAGCATGAAGCTGAAAAGCGCGTCGAGCGCATGGAAACGAAGCTGGAAGACCAGATGGTCGAGGGCGGGTTCACAAAAGCGCTGTTTGAATTCACGAACGATATAGCGACGTTCCCCTACGCCATAATGAAGGGGCCGATCCCTCGCAAACGCAAGACCATGCAGTACATGGACGGCGGCTTGGGCGTTGTAGAAGTGTTACGCGACGAGTGGGAGCGGGTTGACCCGTTCAAGTTTTACTGGGCACCGTGGGGCGACGACGTCCAGAGCATGCCTGTCATAGAGCTGCACCACCTCACCCGTGAAGATGTCGAGGATATGATCGGCGTTGAAGGGTACGACGAGGCGGCTGTGCGGTCGATATTGTCAGACTTTGGGTCCGGTGCATTCGGGTGGCTGGACCATGATGACAGTGATATTGAAGATGTAACCGGTCTGGACTTCGATGAGGCACACTCCGATGTAATTGCTGCTATCCAGCTGTGGGACACGATCCCTGGCGATATTCTTATAGAATGGGGCATGGACGAAGCAGAAATAGAAGACCCCCAGAAGTCGTACCCCTGCGAAGTCTGGATGGTTAACAACGTTATTATCCGCGCGGTGCTTAACTACGACCCGCTCGGACGAAAGCCATACTACGTTACAAGTTTTGAGAAGGTACCTGGCCGTCTCGATGGTAACGGAGTAGCCGACCTGACAATGGACGCCCAGAACATGTGTAACGCCTCTGCCCGGGCGCTTGCCAACAATATGGGCATAAGCTCTGGTCCACAGGTCGGCGTTAATATCAGCCGGTTGCCAGCCGGTGAGGACATCACACAGATGTACCCTTGGAAAATCTGGCAGTTCCGCCAGTCCGACTTTGCGGATTCCACACCTCCTATTTCGTTCTTCCAGCCAAACTCAAACGCGCAGGAACTTATGGGAGTTTTCAGCAAATTCATGGACTTAGCCGACGAAGTGTCCGGCATACCCCGTTACATGACAGGGCAGCACGTCCCTGGCGCGGGTCGTACATCTTCGGGGCTGTCGATGCTGATGAGCAACGCGGGTAAGTCGATCAAACAGGTGATCAGTAACATCGACTTCGACGTAATTCGGCCGATGCTTGAGCGCCAGTACCAAAGGAACCTAAGATACTCAGATGACCCAGATCTTATCGGCGATGTCCAGATACTTGCACGCGGCGCGATGTCGTTGGTCGTTAAAGAAGCTGAAGCTGTCCGTAAGACTGAGTTCCTCCGTCTTGTTCTGGAAAGCCCTGTGGCACAGCAGATTGTTGGCTTACCGGGCACGGCTGAACTCCTCCGAGATATGGCCGGTAATCTTAACACCAATGTTGATCGTCTTGTCCCTTCTAGAGAAGATGTTCAGAAGCAGCAGATGATGCAGCAGCAGATGATGCAGCAACAGCAAGCACTCGAGCAGGCGGCTAACTTACAAGAAGATGGTACTCCGCAAGGTGGGCGTCAAAGCAACACTATGAGTGCTCGCCCAAACGGACAATAAGTCCATCTGTTGACACGTTAACACATTTGAGGTAGCCTAACGGCATGATCGACTTGAATCTTTGTGACCAGCAACAAGTAAGTGCGCTGCTCAGAATTAAAGAGACAGGCGATAAAGCACTGCTGAACCTTTTCAAAGGAGAGGCGGAAGAAGCCAAAGCGCGGCTAGTGAAAGCGACCGATACGATGACTATCCACCGGTTGCAGGGTCGGGCTGAGGCATTTGAAGATCTACTGGCGGCTGTCGAAGATGCGCCAAAGGTAGGAAACCGCTCGTAAGAGCAAAAGCATACCAAGACGGGAACAGCATACCCACGGGCGCTGTGACACGGAGTTGACGCTTTAAGGAGAACAATATGGCGCTGCCGAAACAGGTGCAAAAGCAACTTGAAGAAGTGGAAGCACTGGAAAAAGCCTTAACAGCCCAGAACGAACCTGAAAAAACCGAGGCAAAAGAGCCAGACGTAGAACAGGCCGAACTGGATACTGAGCCGGAAAAACCAGCCAAGTCTAAAAAGAAGCCTAAGCCTGAGAAAGCAGAGTCAGCTGACACGTCGCCGACGGACGTAGAGGACGAGAATTTTGCGCAGAAGTACAAAACCCTGCTGGGTAAGTACGAAGCGGAGGTTCCAAGGTTGCACCAGCAGCTACGGGATTTGACGCAACAGCTAGATCAGTTTCGCAAGGAACAGGAAGCGCAAAAAATCGAGCCGACAAAGCCGAAGGAGAAAGTCAGTCTTGTGACCGATGAAGATCGAGCCGAATTTGGTGAAGAACTTCTCGACGTTCAACGTCGCATTGCGACAGAGGTCTCTCAAGAATACGAGGGCCGACTGGAGCAACAAGACGCGGTTATCAAGAAGCTGGAAGAACAACTCCAGCAGACTGGCAACCAAATTGGAGAAGTAGGCTTTAGCCAGAGGTTAGCACAGCTAATTCCTGACTTTGCCCAGGTCGACAATGACGAACGTTGGGTAGCATGGCTTAACGAGCATGATCCTATGCTTAGAGGGCCGCGCAGAGTTCAAGCACAGAAGGCTTTTGACTCAGGTGACGCGGAAGCCATTGCGCACTATGTGGGACTTTGGAAAGAAACGTTAGTTGAGCCAAGTGAGCCTGAAACGCCAGTTCGCCAAACAGAGCTTGAGAAACAGGTCGCGCCTAATCGTTCTGCGAATTCCGTTCGTACGCAGAGTGCAAACCAGAACGCCAAAGTCTACTCGCAACGTGACGTAGACAGCGCTTGGGTAAAGGTACGCACACTGAATACACGGGGGCAGTACGCAGAGGCGGAGAAACTTGAAGCTGAGCTGACGTCTGCGTATATGGAAGGCCGCGTTCGAATGTGAACGTGTTAACATGTAAGCAGCTGTTGGGTCGTAACCAAACTCAATAGGAGGCCAAAATGGCTGCTGTATTTCCCGTTGTAGGCTCTGGAGCCTTTGACACAACCCCGTCTTACTCTGGCGGTTTTATCCCACAACTCTGGTCTAATAAGCTGAACGCTAAGTTCTATGCTAACACCATGATGACTGAAATTTCCAATACGGATTGGGAAGGCGAGATCAAGAACCAAGGCGATACCATTCGTATCCGCCAAGCACCGTCGATCACCATCAATGATTACGCAGGCGCAGGTACTACCCTGACATCTGAAGTACCCGTACCGATCTTTCAAGATATGCAGATCGACCAAGGTAAATACTTCAGTGTCCAAGTAAACGATGTCCTCGCGCACCAAGCGGACATGGACTTAATGAACATGTTCACTGATGACGCTGCCAAACAGCTGAAGATCACTATCGAAAACGATACGTTCTTTAACTGGTACGTCACCTCTGGCGCGCACGCGTCAAATAAAGGCGGTACAGCCGGTGCGATTTCAGGCGCTTATAACCTTGGTACAGACGTAGCTCCAATCGACCAAGCAACCCCTGCGAACGTTTTGAACGCAATCTTGCAAATGTCTTCTACGCTCGACGAGCAGAACGTACCGGAAGATGGCCGCTGGCTCATCATCTCACCACGTGACCGTCAGCTACTTATGCAAACAGACATTGCTCAAGCCTACTTTACAGGCGATCAGTCAAGCACCATCCGTACCGGCAAAATCGGTATGCTGGACCGTTTCACTGTGTACGTGTCTAACTTGCTGCCAAAAGGCCAAGCAGGCAAAGCACTGGTTGCAGGTCTATCAGCCACATCATCAGGCGCTTCCGTTTCCAACGCAAAAGCGCGCCGCATGATGGTCGCGGGTACAAACACTGCGTGCTCATTTGCTTCGCAGATCAGCAAAACCGAGCCTTTGCGCAACCAAACTGACTTCGGCGACATCGTTCGCGGCCTAGCAGTATATGGGCGCAAGGTTGTTAAGCCAGAAGCGCTTGTAACCGCGATAGTCGGCTCTGCTTCCTAAACTGCCTAACGGGAGGGGCTTCGGTCCCTCCTAAACTTACAGGAGGTAGCCATGGACGTATATGAATTGATCGAAAAAACCGGTGCCGAAATCGTAAGCAACCGCGCCACCGCTCGTATAGACGGGGTACATGTTGTTGTAGCTGAGGTTGTGGGTAACGAATTTGTCCTGACTGAAAAAGGTCAAGCCCTGGCGAACACCATGAAACCGGTAAAAGCCAAACCAAAAAAATCTGCGCAAAAACGCAAGCGCGCACGAAACGCTGACGGGACACTTAAGTCAGACGATCCCAGCACCCCCGACGTAAACGAGGCTTGGGCTGATGGCGACAGTTAAAGTCATAGATATAATCAAAAGGGTTGAACATGTTCTTCAGGACGAAAACGTCCGGTGGCCGCGGCTCGAACTCCAGAACTGGATAAACGAGTCGTACTTAGCCATTGTTTTGCTGCGCCCTGATGCGAATGCCAAAACGAATACCTTTACTTGCTCGGCAGGCTCTCGTCAGGTTCTTACTGCTCAGTTTTCTTCTGCTCTCGCGCTCCTTGATATAACCCGCAACCTGGCTTCTACTTCTGCAAAGAAAGTTGTGAGGATTGTTCAACGTTCAGATCTCGATGACCAAAAACCCACATGGCACAACGAGACGCAGAGCGTAAACATACAGCACTACACGCACGACCCTCGTCAGCCTAAAGAATTTTTTGTCTATCCGCCCGCGACAACAGATGCCCAGCTTGAGGTAGTTTACACAGACACCCCAAGTTCTCATGCCTTGAGTTCGTCGGCGTTAGACCCCGCTGGAAGCGACAGCACAGTAATCTCCCTCGACGATATTTACATGTCTCCGATTATCGACTGGGTGTTGTACCGAGCTTACTCAAAAGATGCAGAAAACGTAGCAAACGAACAGCGCGCTGCGGCGTCTTATCAAGCCTTTACAGCTGCTATTGGCGCAAAAACACAAACAGATGCGGCTTCTTCGCCGCAAAGCATGAGCGCGGTGGCATAAATGGCAACATTATGGTCCAGTTTCTACCCTTACATCCAACCGTATGTCCCGGGCTGTCCCGAGATTATTATGGAGGCGCATCTGCAAGAAGCTGCGGCAGAGTTTTGTGCGCGAAGCGAAGTCTGGCGATACGATATTGACCCTGATTTCACCAACAAAAGCACCTCCGATTACGAGATCGACACCCCTGGCAGTTCAGTGTTGGAGAACATTATTGTTCTCTACGTCGACGGCACCGCGATTAGGTCGGTTTCTGACCGTCATTACGACCTGCCGTCTACGGCCGAAATGGCTGCGCCTTCTTACTACAGCATTTATCAGGACACGCAGATACGCTTCTACCCTACGCCGGATAAAAAATACACATTCGAGGGGACAGGCGTTCTAAAACCAAGATTGGACGCCACTGGTGTCGAGGACTTTATTTTTCAGACACACGGCCGCTGCATATCCTACGGCGCAATAGCGAAGCTGACTCTTATACCGGGCAAAGAGTGGTCGAACCCCGATATCGCTGCTTACAACCAGATGAGATTCTACAAAGAAGCGGACGCTGCGAAAAGCCGTGACACACGGCGGGTAAATTTACGTGTGCGCCCTGCTGGGTTTGACCGCGCAACTGCGCGAAGGGGGATGTAGATGGCTTCGACGTTCAAATATGTTCAGGGCGACACCGGTCCTCAGCTCAAAGTCGTTCTGACAAACGAGAGCGATAACTCCGCGATAGATTTAACGGGCGCTACCGTAACACTGCACTTCCGGCAAGCTGGAGAGTCAACGCTGCTGTTCTCCCGCGCGTTTACCATTTCTTCTAACACTGCGGCCAACGGCGAAGCAATTCTTCAATGGGCGACCAGTGACCTCGACCGCGAAGCAGGCGCGTACGAAGGAGAGATCGAAGTAGTTCGTGCGTCAGGCGTTAGAGAAACCATTTTTGATAAGCTGAAGTTTAAATTGCGGGAGGACTTTGGGTGAAGATTAGCGCCTCCTTCGCTAACAGACTTTCCGCCGCTGTATCGCAGTTGTACGGCAGCGTTGGTGCGGACGTGCCCACCCGATTAGAGGCTTCGGCAAGCCGTATCTTGGCGTCTGCGAGCAAAGGTTTCTTTTTAAGTATTCTTGATCGTGTTTTAGGCGACAACGCCGCCGCCGCCGAAGATGTAGCACTGGCGTACTTCAAGAATATCTCTGAAAATGTCACTGCCGACGAAGCAATACTTATTGAGGGCATAGCCGCGCATTTCGTTAAGTCCTTGGCTGACGCAGGCGCAGCCGCAGATATTAGCGACTGGGACTTAGGGAAGTTCCTTACAGACGACGCCGACTTTACTGACGACGAACACTTTGCCGTTGGTAAAACCGTATCAGATCAGGCTTTCTTACTAGACCAGCTTTTTGTGATGCACTTCCATAAAGAGCTTTCTGATACTCTTCTGGTGGGCGACAACGTTGCTTACGGTCTGACTAAAATATTTGACGAACTTCCGAGCGTCGCTGATGTTTTTGAGTATGTTGTCGGCCCCGGTTTTGCAGACGCCTTTCTTGCTAGTGACTCCACGGTTCTTGCGGCAGGGAAGCTACTTTCTGATAGTGGAATTTTCGGCGATGCGTACGTCGCTGCGTACGCTAAAATCCTAACCAATGCCTTTGGCGCTGCGGATTTGTATTCTGGCGAAGTAGGTAAAAGTTTCAACGAAACCCCCGCAGTGACAGACGTTGTTGCAAAAACAGCGGCCTTCTTCCGAAGCCATACTGATACTTCAAACGTGGTAGATACTTACAACCAATCGTTTGGTAGTTTTCTTTCTGACACGCCGTTTGTGTCCGAAACCACAAGTTCGGCTTTTTCCAAAGCTTTTGCGGACAGCGCTTTAGTCGCCGATGTGTTTGACAGAACGTCTACTTCACTAGCACGCGACTTTTCGGAAACCGTCACTGTCACTGACGATGTCGACGGCAGCGCGTCTATTCTTGACGACCAAGAAATGCACTTTGCTACTCAACGGACCCACATCGCATCTGCCACGGATGTTTTCGCGTCCATGCGAGAGTATTATCGGGTCTTCTCCGACACCGGTGGGGCCAACGATGACGCGAGGGATATTTTCGTAGGCAAAAGTTTAGCGGAGACCCCCGCGACCTCAGACGCGGCCACAATGTCGTTCTCATCATTTTTGTTGGACGCTCCTTCTGTTTCCGACATATTTGCTAAGTCTACTTCCTTGCAGCACATACATACCGCTGAAGTTACAGATTTGTTTAGCTCTGTAGCGCAGTTCTCTCGGGCGTTCTCAGACGCTGGTGGAGCAAACGACGGAGACTACAGTCTGTCTTTGGAGAAGCCTTTTTCAGACGCTGGTGGAGCAAATGATGGAACCTACAGTCTCTCTTTCGGGAAGTTTTTTTCAGACACCAGTGGGGCCAGCGACGGAACACTGGACCGGTCGACAGGTAAAGCCTTAGCAGAAACGCCTTCCGCCACAGACATATTTGCAAAATCTTCTTCCGTGGGACTCGCCGACAGCGCTCTCTCGGCGGACGCAATCATAGTAGCTCCTCACAAGGTGTTACTCGAAACGGCCCCGATTACCGACGAGGGGTCGCTCAGAAGTCAAGGATACGCTGACTTCACTTACTTTTCGGAAGACTACGTCGGAGCTTCCAGAACGTTCTAGGAGATCGTTATGATTAACGAAAATTTAAAGCTCTCCGGTCAGCTTAACATCGTCCTAAAGGACAAGACCGGAAAAGTAAAAGAGACCCGCGAGGAAAAGAACCTCGTTGTAAATACGGGTCTTGCTTACATTGTGTCTCGTATGACCGGCACTTCCAAGAGTGTCATGTCCCACATGGCCCTTGGCTCTGGCACGACTGCCGCAGCAGCTGGCCAAACAGATTTGGTGTCTATCCTTGGTTCGCGTGAAGCACTGGATTCAACCACCATCACGGGCACAAACAACGAAAAAGTTCAGTACGTCTGCGGGTTCGAAGCGGGCGATGGAACTGGTGCTGTGACAGAAGCGGGACTTTTCAATGCGTCATCATCCGGCGACATGCTCTGCCGGACAGTGTTTAGCGTGGTCAACAAGGCCGCAGATGACACGATGACTGTTACTTGGACCATCACTCTGTCAGCATCTTAATTAAGTAAGGGGCGAAACGCATGTCTACGATTACTACCAGATCAGGAAAAGGCTCGCCCCTTACTAACAGTGAGGTTGATACGAACTTTACGAACCTCAATACGGACAAGCTGGAGAATATCACCGGCGAGTCGATTAAAAATCTTTCTGACGTAAATAGCTCTATGTCTCCCTCGGCCGGAGATGCGCTTGTTTACGATGCAAGCAATGGCTGGCAGTCGGGCACGGTTTCAACCGGCGCTGTGGCCAACACTGTTGTAGTTACCGTGGCGAATAGCAAATTCGTTATAGACGGAACCTCTCAGCAAGCCTTAACTCTCTCGCCTTCAGTAACATACCGCTTCGACCAGTCTAACAACAGTAACGCTAATCACCCCCTGAAGTTTAGCACTACAGACAACGGCACGCACAACAGCGGGTCTGAGTTTACCACTGGTGTAACAGTTAGTGGAACCGCAGGCTCGACCGACGCGTATGTCGAAATAAAACTTGAGCAAGACGCCCCCTCCACGCTGTACTATTACTGCGGGAACCATTCTGGCATGGGCGGTGTCGTTTCGAGCGGCGGCACAGCTGTTACTGTCCAAGACGAAGGCTCTGCGCTTTCTACAGCGGCTGAAACGCTTAACTTCACAGGAGCCGGTGTTACCGCCTCTGGCACAGGCACAGCAAAGACGATCAATATTCCCGGTGCTACTGTGACAACAAACGGCTCGCTTGACCCAGTTAAACAAACTGAGTTCACAGCTACGGCTAACCAGACTTCCTTCTCAGTTGCTTACGGCGTGGGAAATATTTCGGTCTACCTTAACGGCTCTAAACTAGCTGCCGCTGACTACACTGCTACAAACGGAACTTCGGTTGTGCTTGCGGCAGGAGCTACGGCTGGCGATCTTGTCGTGGTAGAAGAATACGGCATCCCGTTCGCGTCGCCGTACACCGCCAGTGTCTACACCGCGTCAGCGGGCCAAACCACTCTATCGGTAANTTACACTGTTGCTAAGGTNGCGGTCTNCGTNAACGGCGTAAAACTTCTTATCGGTGCGANCGCTGANGTNGTAGCCNCNAACGGCACCAGCTTAACNTTTAACACTGCTCTGTCCGCTGGGGATAAGATNGAAGTNGTAGAGCATGGAGCNCTNGTNGAAANCACGACNACTTTNACGGGNCTTACAGACACTCCTTCCAGCCTCGGATCAGCCGGTCAGGTCGCCCAAGTCAATAGTGCAGGTAATGCCATAGAGTTTGCTAATGCNAGTTCTGGGACTACCACTTTCACGGGNCTTACAGACACCCCATCTAGTTTCGGATCAGCAGGGCAGACCCTTCAGGTAAATTCTGGAACTAACGCTCTAGAGTTTGTTGACGCTTCAGCAGGCGCATCTGTATACGCCAACCCCGCCCTGTTACCCCTCACGGGTAATTCAGCAGGAGACATGGCTTACGTTACTAGCACAAATAGGTTCTACATAAACAATGGAACTGGGTGGTATTCCGTGGGTCTAGTCAACACCAACCCCACAATAACCTCTGCCCAAGATGCCTCATCAAACTCAACCCCATTTACTTTCGAGACAAATGGAACTGCACTTGTAATTACTATCACTGCATCTGATCCCGAAGAAATACCACTTACATACGGATATAGTGTAACTAGCGGCTCTTTGAGTAATGGCGGCGGCACAACGGCTACAGTCGTGCAGGGTACTGGGTCGAACATTAACAAGTTTACTTTAACGCCTTCTACAAACACAGCATACGGTGGAACCTTTACTCTCACATTCACAGCGAGTGATGGAATTAATCAGGGTCAAAGCGCTAATGTATTTTCGTTGAACTTTATTACAACGATTGCTAACTCTAAGTACACAACAATGCTTGCTCAAGCAGTTGGCGCAAATAACAGTACTAACTCTACGGTGACCGATAGTAGTAGTCCCCCTAATACTCTGACAATCTCAGGTTCTCCTGTAGCAGGGGCTTTTTCCCCTTATCGTAGCGGTGGCTATAGTACAGAATTTCAAGGGGTAAGCACACAACTGGTAACACAAAGTTTCCCCAGTGGTGTTGTTATAGGCTCAGATAATTACACGGTGGAATTTTGGCTATGGAGGCCAAGTACTCAGTCCACGCAAGATTGGCTAATTATGAGCGACCAAAATGCAGCACAATTGCGGGTCAGAATACAGAGTAGTGGCGCTCTGGAAATTTACATGAACGGTGTTAATTTCACAACTTCAACTACTGTAGGCGCTAACGCTTGGCATCATGTTTGTATGACGAGAGGTAACAGTAACGCTATAACTGTTTATCTCGACGGCACTTCAATCCATACTCAAACAGGCGATAGTACCTCATTAA